ACAGTTGTATGGCCCGGAGGTACACCCCCCACGCTTACTAGCACAGCAGCTAAACGAGATATATTTTCGTTTTTCTCAGATGGCACAAGCTGGTTCGGCACAACTATTGGGCAGAACTATTAATGTTTGCTGCGTCTAAATCTGGAAGGGCAGCATCTGCTGTCGCAACAGACCCATACTTCAAGTATGTCCCGCTGCTGCTGGAAACTACGACCACAAACGGTCAGCAGAACAACACGTTCTTAGATTCCAGCACCAATAACTTCACCATCACGCGCAACGGAACCCCGACGCAGGGTTCTGTGACTCCGTATTGGCCTGATGGGTACTGGAGCAACAACTTTAACGGGTCGAGCGATTATTTGACCGCTCCAAACAACGCGGCATTGGCATTGGGGGCTGGTGATTTTACCGTTGAATTTTGGGCTTTTGTTTTAAATAGCTCTGGCGCATATATTGCCGTTGACTCTAGAAACGCTGGCGCAGATGCTGGTTTTGCAATTCTTTTTGAGACAAGTAGCGGATATAACGTCCGAGTTTATAGAAACGGCGCTTATTTGCTTACGTCAAGCGCTGTTGTAACAACAAACGCATGGAATCACGTTGCGTTTGTAAGAAACGGGGCTACCTCATATTTGTATTTGAACGGCGTGCAAGTCGCATCTGCCGCAGATGCAAACACTTACGTTGAACCCGGAACTTTTAAGATTGGAGTTGGTTGGAATACCGGAAACTATTTCCCCGGTTACATATCTAATCTTCGCATCGTCAAAGGCACAGCAGTCTACACAGGCGCATTCACGCCCAGCACAACTCCGCTGATCGCTGTTACCAATACTTCCCTGCTCACCTGCCAAAGCAACAGGTTTAAAGACAACAGCACCAACAACTTTGCCATCACCGCTGTTAGCACCCCCAAGACCCAAGCCTTCCAGCCGTTCTCCCCGCCAGCTTCGTACACCGCTGCGGCGTATGGGGGGAGTGGGTATTTCAATGGTTCAAGCGATTATTTGACGTTAACCAACTCAACGGCATTAAACCCCGGAACGGGGGCGTTTACTTTTGAGTGTTGGGTGTATGCAAACTCAAGCACACTTTCGTCTGGTGGTGCTTCCCCTTCGTTTTTAGAATGCAAATCCAACGGTTTGGGAGTAGGGATAAATTCAAGTTCGCAACTTGCTGTTGCTCAATCTTTTGTTTCTTTTTTGTTAACTGACACGGTTGCATTTCCCGTTTTTCAATGGGTTCACGTTGCTGTAGTAAGAAGCGGAACAAACCTGTCTTTATATAAAAACGGAACTCGCGTAGCCACTAGCGCAAGCAACTCTACAAATTTTGTTGCAAACACTTTAAATTACATTGCAAACTCAGGAAACACCGGCGGAACAAATTATTGGCCGGGTTACATTTCTAATATGCGTTTAGTAATTGGGAGCGCAGTCTACGACCCAACGCTGACCACTCTTACCGTTCCAACAGTCCCTGTTACGGCAATCACCAACACCAGTTTGCTGCTTAACTACACCAACGCTGGAATCTACGACGCTGCGGTGCAGAACAATGCAATCACGGTAGGAGATTCTCAAGCGTCAACCACGCAGTCTAAGTGGTCGCCAACAAGCATGAAGTTTGATGGGACTGGGGATTGGTTGACGGCTATTGATGGGCCGCAACTGCAACTTGGTACTGGCGATTTCACGATTGAAGGCTGGGTTTATCTGTCTGCGACTGGTGTTGCTTATGGGCTTATCAGTAAAGGTACTGCCACAACTGGGTGGTCTGTTAACGTTACTTCTGGCAACAAACTTCAGTTCAGTTATACCGCATCAAACTTGACCGGAGCCACATCGTTGGCAGCAACAACTTGGTACTATTTTGCTGTAGTGCGATCTGGCAGTGCCACCGGGAACTTGAAGGTTTACCTTAACGGAACGGCAGACGCGACAAGCGGCGGCGCTGTAACGGACAATTTCAACCAAACAAACATTCTGTATGTTGGTGCAGACCGAGTTGGCTCGACGCCATTAAACGGGTACTTGCAAGACGTTCGCATTACTAAAGGTTATGCCCGTACCATCACAACGCCAACAGCAGCATTCCCAACGAGGTAATTGTGCAGCTTGCTAATCAAGAACTCATCATCAAAGACCACACAGAGTGGTTCCCCAACACATCGTTTGGTGACCGTGGGCCAACGCTGGATTGGATTGCGGAGCAGGGCTACTACGTCATCTCGGTGTGGAAAGACCATGACCGCACAACCGAGAAGTTAGTGTCTGCTGCCCCGCATCTGTTTGACGGGATGTGCTGCCTTGTTAACGTGGAACCGCTGACCGCTGAAGAACTTCAGGCACGAGTTGATACGCAATGGCAGGTTATTCGTAACCAGCGCAATCAGATGCTCAAAGACTCGGACTGGACGCAGCTATCGGACTCTCCGGTTGACAAAACTGTATGGGCAACGTATCGTCAGGAACTACGCGATATAACCACCCAGCCAGACCCGTTTAACATCACGTGGCCGAAACAAAATGGCTAAGACACCTGCTTGGACTAGGGCTGAAGGGAAAAGCCCTTCTGGTGGACTAAACGCAAAAGGTCGCGCTTCTTATAATGCAGCTAACCCGGGAAAACCCGGACTAAAACCTCCTCAGCCAGAAGGTGGCGCTCGAAAGAAGTCATTCTGTGCCCGGATGGAAGGGCACAAGAAAAAAAACACAAGTGCGGCAACAGCAAATGATCCCAACAGTCGCATCAACAAGGCGTTGAGAAAATGGAAATGCTGACTTGTACTCGGTGCAAAGTTGCAAAACCTGAAACTGCGGAAGCGTTTCCGTTGCATAACAAGAAGAAAAACGGGCTAGATAGCTGGTGCCGTACTTGTCGAGCAACTTACAGAAACGAAAATTGTCGTGGTAAACACCGAGGCGCTATTTCAGATGCCGCGTTGATTGACCTAAAGGCTACTGTAACCCAGTGTGTAATTTGTGGGGACTCTGGGAAGCTTGTAGTGGACCACGATCATCAAACGGGTAAAATTCGTGGTATGTTGTGCAATCATTGTAACCGGGGGCTTGGGCACTTTCGTGACGACCCTATGTTGCTTGAGTTTGCTGCTCAATATTTGTACGCTTCTTCCGATTCGCCAAAGTGGGATGAGTATTTAGCCGGATGTGAGGCATAAGTGGAAACGCAGCTTTGGAATATCGTTTTGTCGATTACGACAGGCGCGATTGGGTTTATCGTAAAGAATCTGTTTGACGAACTCAAACGCATCCAGATTTTGCTAAACAGAACCCGTGAAGAATTACCAAGAGAGTACGTGACTAGGGCACAACTCGATGCAGATGTTAAGCGTATCTTTGACCGACTTGACCGGCTTGAAGCCAAGATTGACAAACTGATGGACCATCATGCCTAGTACGTCAAAAAAGCAGCATAATTTCATGGAGGCTGTAGCCCACAGCCCCAGCTTCGCCAAGAAAGTTGGCGTCCCTCAGTCCGTGGGCAAGGACTTCTCAGCGGCTGACAAGGGTCGCAAGTTTTCAAAGGGTGGTGAAATGGCTACGAAGAAAATGGCTGCGGGCGGAATGTCTGACGCAGACCGCAAAGAAATGGCGGACTATAGGAAAAAACCCGAATACTACGGCTATGAGGACTATTCGCCATCTGGTCGCGCTGCACTACGGAACTACACCCAAGAAGCAGAAAAAACCGATATTAAAGATTATGTTAAGCGAAAAGATGGCCCACCCTATAACCCAACTGTTGCAAAAAAAGCGCAGGCAGTTCAGCGTGAAGTAATGAATGAAGGGCGCCGCGAAACTCGCGGGACGGTGCCTGCCGAAGCGCTTAAAAAAGGCGGTTCCGTTTCTTCTGCATCTTCACGCGCAGACGGTTGCGCACAGCGCGGCAAAACTAAAGGTAAAATCGTATGAAAGAGTCCAAAGCAATGGTTGGCAAAGAAGTGGCCTTCATGAAGAAGAAGGGTGCCCCTGCTGCCATGATGAAACACGAAATGGCCGAAGCAAAAGGCATGAAGAAGGGCGGTTCCGCCTCCGCGCGTGCTGATGGTATTGCTCAGCGTGGCAAGACCAAGGGTAAAATGCTCAGCAAAGGCGGAGCCTGCTAATCATGGCCAAAACACCGATCGTCAGCAAAGCCGAGCTTGAAGCTTCGGACTACACGAATCTGCGGGATTACCTGAACGCCAAGCGCGGACTTACGCGCAAGGGCGGAGCGGGTCCAGAGTACAAGCCTGGGCGCGAAGGTAAAGACGCTGAGCTTGGTGAGTCCATGTCGCCGGCAGAAAGTAATGCCGCTGCGGAGCGTTTTGGTAATAGGCGTGCAGTAGCCCCAACGATTGCTTCTGCTGGCATGCAGTCTCCTGACATGGCTGCCGCCATGCGCGAAGGTTACGCGAATCTGCCATCACGCGCCGAAGCTGCACAAGCTGAGCCGTCATTTGCGGAGAAGTACCTAGGACGCCCCAACAAGGAAGAGCGTGCGGCTAACCGCGAAGGCTTGCGCAAGTTTGTCAAAGACAAACTAGGCTTCAAAAAAGGCGGCGTAGTTTCTTCAGCTTCCAAGCGCGCTGATGGTTGCGCACAGCGCGGCAAAACAAAAGGCCGGTTTGTATGAGAGTCAGTCGCGGCATGGGGGACATCAACCCCAGCAAGATGCCCAAGCCGAAGGTTAAAGCTCGCCGCGACAATACTGACTTTACTCAGTACAAGAAGGGCGGACCCGTTGGCTTATATGCCAATATCAACGCTAAGCGTAAACGGATAGCAGAAGGTTCGGGTGAGAAAATGCGCAAACCTGGAGTAGCAGGCGCACCAACAGCCCAGGCGTTTATTGACTCTGCAAAAACGGCAAAGAGAAAATGATTAACGAACCCGGCACCGGCTATTGGGATTTCTCAAACGAAGTGGCCCCGCAGTGGATTGACTACAACACGCCCGGAGCTAACCCTGCGCCAGGACCGATAAATGTCGGCGGTAATGGAAATGTTACTGGTGCTGGTGGTATGCCCGTTGGCGGGTCAAACCCCATTCTTACTACGGGTACTCAGGGCGGCGCGGCTTCTGGTAGCGGCAATCAAATTTCATCTTACCCACCAAATACGGGCAGCTACTTACCGACAGATTATCGGGAACGCATGAATGCGTTTGTTGCGGCAAACCCCAATAACCCTGCGTACGGCACTGGTTCGTCGCCAAGTCAATCTTCAAGTAGTCAGTTCACGCCCACACCATTTATGACGCCGGGGTTGACGTTTCAACCACGCACACAGTTTGGGCAGCAGGCGTCAGCACCGCTAAATCTTAGCCAACAAGGTAGAGCGTACGGCCAAATTCCGGGTGGTCCCAACACGGCCCAACAAACCCCTGCTTTCCAGTCTATGCGTCCGGGAGGTACTTCGGGGTTCATGCCACAGTTTCAAAATCCGTATGGCCCGCAGCCGCAGCAGTATCGTTCAATGGGGCAGCAGCCAACGCAGATCTCACAGCAGCCACAAGCGCCAAGACAACCTGATGCTGACGGCATAGCCGCGCTGATCCGCAGCGCGATGCAGAACAAATACGGGAACGCCGGCTAACCATGGCAAATACTTCTGGCCAGACCACGTTTAACCTTGACCTGACTGAACTGGTCGAGGAGGCTTTCGAGCGTGCTGGCTCGGAGATGCGCACGGGTTACGATCTGCGCACAGCGCGGCGATCGCTTAATCTCATGTTCGCAGACTGGGCAAACCGCGGGATCAATCTGTGGACGATCGAGCAGGGTACGATCAATCTTGTGCAGGGGCAGAACACTTACCCGTTGCCAAATGATACCGTAGATTTGCTGGAGCACGTGATTCGCACAAATGCGAACAGTACATCTAATCAGTCCGACTTGACGATCACTCGCATCAGCGTATCTACATACGCCACGCTACCAAACAAACTGTCGCAAGGCCGGCCAATCCAAGTCTGGGTCCAACGCTATAACGCGCAGACTTCCCCAGTGTCCGCCACGCTGAGCACCACAATTACCAGCACGGACACAACGATTACCGTGAGTTCTGCTGCAAATCTGCCGGCTGCTGGGTTTGTTAAGATCGATTCCGAGATCATTAACTACGGCTACATCACAGGCAACACGCTATACAACTGCTTCCGCGCGCAGCAAAACACGACGGCAGCGGCACACACGGCAGGCGCCACAGTTTATTGGCAGCAAGTCCCAGCTATTACGGTCTGGCCAACGCCAGATAACGCGTCTACGTACCAGTTTGTTTACTGGCGCATGCGCCGTACTCAAGATGCCGGTGGTGGCGTCAACGTCATGGACGTACCGTTTCGCTTTATTCCTTGCATGGCCGCGGGGTTGGCATACTACGTAGCCTTGAAAGTGCCGGATGGAATGCAGCGCCTTGATGTGCTCAAGATGCAGTACGACGAGACTTGGGAGTTAGCCGCGCAAGAAGACCATGAAAAAGCGTCTTTGCGGCTTGTGCCACGCCAAATGTTTATTGGGTATGGTCCGTAAATGGGCAATAGGTTTTCGTCTGGCAAGAACTCAATTGCCGTATGCGATAGGTGCGGGTTTGGGTTTAAGCTGAGCGTACTCAAGAAAGAAGTAATCAAGACCAAGGTATACAATCTTCTTGTTTGCCCTAGTTGCTGGGACCCGGATCAACCGCAGTTGCAACTTGGCATGTACCCAGTGGATGATCCGCAGGGCGTGCGTGACCCCCGTAAAGACAATACGTATCAGGTGTCTGGGCCTTTAGCAGATGGTTATGCGGGTGGAGGTAGCAGGGTTATTCAGTGGAGCTGGAACCCGGTTGGTGGGGCTAGTGCATTTGATACGCTGCTGACGCCAAATAATTTGGTTTTGCAGGTGCAATTGGGTACAGTAACGGTTGTGACGACATAGGAGTCATCATGGATAGGAAAACGGTCAAGGCTATCGCAGATGTCGAAGCCAAGAAAGAAGTTAAGGGCCACGAAGCCCGCATGCACAAAGGCGCTAAGCGTATGAAAGCGGGAGGTCCGACAACGGACGATCGCATGAAGTACGGCAAGAACCTGTCTCGCGCTATGAACCAGGGCATGAAATAATGGCTAAGATCAATAATCGGCCAGCGCAAGAGTACGCGGCCCCACACACGATGTCGGGAAAGAAGGTCAGCATTAGCAAGAACCCAGGCAAACCCTCAGAGATAAGCAGCCTGGATACGATGGATCTTTCGGCTGGCATGGTTGGCGCGGATAAGTTTAAACCCGTCAAAGAAACCGGCATCAAGATTCGCGGCACTGGCGCTGCAACTAAAGGCGTGATGGCTCGGGGTCCCATGGCATGAACTATGCGGCGCTTGTAACTGCGGTTTCCGACTATACGGAGAACACGTTCCCTACTGCGGACATGAATACGTTCATTAAGCAAGCGGAACAACGCATTTACAATACTGTTCAATTCCCGTCATTGCGTAAGAACGTGACTGGAGTGACCAGCCCAACTAATAAGTATCTGGCTTGCCCAGACGATTTTTTATCGTCTTATTCATTGGCGGTAATCAATACTGATGGCAGTTACTCTTACCTGCTAAACAAGGATGTTAACTTTATCCGCGAAGCATACCCGCAGCCTACTGATACAGCTACGCCAAAATACTACGCACTTTTTGGTCCACAATCTGGAAATGCCACTGAACTGACTTTTATTCTTGGCCCAACTCCAGATGCCGTGTACACAATGGAGTTGCATTACTTCTTCTATCCCGAATCAATTGTCACAGCAACCACAACTTGGTTGGGGGATAATTTTGATACGGTGCTGTTGTACGGGACGTTGGTTGAAGCTTACACCTACATGAAAGGTGAGCAGGATATGATGGCGTTATACGACAGCAAATACAAAGAAGCATTGGGCCTGGCCAAACGTCTGGGCGATGGCTTGGAGCGCCAAGATGCGTACCGTTCTGGGCAGTATCGTCAGAAGGTGACCTGATGGCGTTCACTGGCAACTACTCCACTAACACGTTCAAAACTGGACTACCAAGTGGAACGTTTAACTTCAACACAGGTACGACACAGGTCTTCAAGATCGCGCTGTACACCAACGAAGCTACGTTAAATGCCGACACCGCTGGGTATACATCAACAGGCGAGGTTTCTGCCTCGGGGTATACCGCTGGGGGGCAAGTCCTTGTTGTTAGTCAGATCCCTACTACAGGTCCTTCCGGCACGACTGCGTACTGGTCATTCGATAACGCCGTCTGGACTACTGCGGTTACTGCGCGGGGAGCGCTGATTTACTTGGCTGACGGGGCCACTAACCCCGCTATCTGCGTGCTTGATTTTGGTGCGGACAAAACTTCAACCACTACGTTTACCGTACAGTTCCCGGCAGCTACTAATACTGCCGCAATCATTAGGATCGTATAATGCGGGTTAATACTATTTACGGCGAAATGGACGAAGACCTTTTGGAGAAAAAAGAAGGTTCGGTAGATAACGATATTGAGTTTACGACTTGGACCGAGTATTGGCTCAATGAGGAGTTGGTGCATCGTTCTGTGCATGTCACTTTGAAAACCGCTCCTGCGCTGTTTGCAGAAGCAGCAGAAATTGCATAAAGGCATATCATGGCAAACACCCAAAGCATGTGTACTTCGTTTCTTGGGGAACTGCTAAGTGCTACACACAATTTTAGTTCTGCTAACCCAGCACATACTGCTAGCACGGCAGACACGTTTAAAGCCGCCTTGTATTTGACCACCGCAACGCTTAATGCAAGCACAACGGTGTATTCATCTACTGGGGAAGTGACGGGCACTAACTACACTGCTGGCGGCGTAACGGTCACGAACGCAACCAACCCAACTTCTACCAACTCCACCACCACTGCTGGTGTGGGCTATTGGACCCCCTCTGCTTCGCTTACTTATACAAACGTCACGCTTTCAACGGCGTTTGATACAGTGTTAATTTACAACTCAACGCAGAGTAACAAGGCAGTCAGCGTTCATACCTTTGGTTCGCAGACTGTGACTGCCGGTACTTTTACGTTGACGATGCCGGGTAACACGACTACTACCGCGCTACTTCGTTTGGCAACAACCTAACTAGTATGGCTACCGGCTGGGGGGTTGGCGCTTGGAGTGATGGCACATGGGGCGGCTCTCAGGACGCTCTAGCCGGTACTGTTGCGTCTGGTTTTGTTAGCGCCCCCGGTGTATCGGTAACGGTAAGTCTTACTGGTGTATCTGCTCAGCCTACTGTTGGCGCACTTTCTTTAAACTTACAAGTTTCTGAAGTCCATGCTGATGGGTTAACTGGAACGGTTAAGTCAGCAGTTACGGTAGGTCTTTCTGGTACTTCTGCCAATGGTGCTGTTGGCAATACGGTATTTCTCCTAACTGCTACTGGAGTGGCGGCAACGGGTAGCGTGGGGGTCTTAACCGCCACCACCGTATCGGAGCAGGTGTTATCTGGTGTTTCAAGTAACGCAGCGGTACAATCGGTTTTGGTTGGCGACCGACTTGTTGCTATCACCGGATGCCTTGCAATGGGCAACGTGGGCACTTTTGGATACGCCTATTGGAGCGTTATCAACGATGCGCAAACGCCGGACTGGACCAACATAGCTAATTCTGGGTCACCAAACTGGACGGATCTTACTACGACACAAAATCCTGATTGGACAACGGCCACTACCGCTGAAAGCCCAAGTTGGACCACTGATAACACCACCCAAAGTACTAACTGGACCGATACGGTAACCGCTTAAAGGACTGCCATGGCGACCTCATACACCACACTTCTTGGGCTTGCTCTCCCCGCTACAGGGGAGTTGTCAGGTACTTGGGGCGATACGGTCAACAACTACATATCAAATTATGTTGACTCAGCAGTTGCTGGATCTGTAACTGTCACTGCGGACACGACGCTCACTAAGACCACAGGCGCAAGCCTAGGGGCAACGTCATCTCAATATGCGATTATTATCGCGTCCCCGGCATCAGCCAATATCACTATCACGGCCCCGGCAGCAAGTAAAGCCTACATAATCAATAATACGTCAGCGACGTATACGGTCAAGATTGTTGGCGCTGGACCCACGACGGGTGTAACGCTAGCTACCAGTGAAAAAGCAATTGTTGCCTGGAATGGGTCGGATTTTGTAAAGATTGCTTCTAGCGCGGTCACCACAGGCACAGTCACAAGTGTCAGCGGAACGGGAACGGTAAACGGCATTACCCTTACGGGAACGGTAACTAGCAGCGGAAGTCTTACACTGGGCGGAACACTTTCTGGGGTTAGCTTGACTGCTCAAGTTAGCGGCACTCTGCCTGTCGCTAATGGGGGGACTGGAGTAACAACTTCCACAGGTTCAGGCAGCGTCGTTCTTTCAACTTCCCCATCGCTTACAACTCCCGTTCTTGGCACGCCAACTTCCGGCACATTGAGCAACTGTACCGTTGATGGCACAGATGCTGTCGGATTTAGAAACATCCCGCAAAACGCTCAGACCGGCAGTTACACGCTTGTGCTGGCTGATTCCGGCAAACACATTTATCACGCTTCTGGCGCTGGGGCAGCTACCTATACGATTCCTGCTGCAACTTCTGTTGCATATCCTATTGGAACGGCGGTTACATTCATAAACTTGTCTGCGACGTCAATTAGTATTGCAATCACAACCGACACAATGTATTTATCAAGTTCGGGAGCAACCGGCACTCGGACATTAGCGCAATATGGTTCAGCAACCGCAATTAAAGTATCGGGGCTTTCGTCTTCTGGTATTTGGGTTATTTCAGGAAGTGGGTTGACATGAGCGGAATACTCCAAACTGTTTTTCAAAATTTGCGCAGTTTTGTAGAAACGTACTGGCTTGCCACTATACTCCCTTCCGTTAACTCCAATGTTTCGTCTTATGGGATTACAACAGACATAACAGGCAACGTATACGTTTGTGCACAAAATAACGATTTTACAGTAGTTAAGTATAATAATCTTGGTTCGGTTGTTTGGGGGCAAAAGTTAGGCGCTAGCAGTGGTGCAATTCCCAGTACATCGTATAATGTAATTGTAGATACTTCTAGTAACGTATACGTAATTGGCACTCAAGCAGATAGTACTCCTAATACAGGCTTTGAAATTGTTAAATATAATTCTTCCGGAACAATTCAATGGCAAAACGGTTTGTTTTTTGTAGCAGGTTCAGATTCTGTTGGGCAGGGCATAGGGCTTGATAGTTCCAGTAATGTATATGTAACCGGACACGCCACTGATCCTACCAATTTTGTTGTTCCTTTAGTGAAGTATAATTCTTCAGGAACTCTTCAGTGGCAACGCAAACTAACAGTAAGCACATCTACTAATTTAAAAGCTAACGGCATCGCCGTAGATTCATCGGGCAATTCACATATTGTTTACACAGGTTCTACTGCTACTACAAGCTATGTTTCAAAAATAGACAGTACTGGCGCTACTACTTGGAACAAGAGTTTTGTGGTTACGGGGCTGACCGCACTCTACGGTGTAGCTTTGGATTCTTCAGGTAATGTCTACGTTGCAGGCGGAAACACTGACGCATTTATTGGTAAATTTGATTCCTCGGGCGCTCTTCAGTGGTCGCGCAAACTGAGTAGTGCCGCTAATGATAGGCTGCTTGCAATCGCAGTTGATTCCTCGGGCAATGCGTATGTGTCTGGATATAACGCTACAGGCGGCAATAATAACTTTTTAATTGCTAAATATGATACTTCCGGGACCATTCAATGGCAACGCACTATATCTTGTAGTGCGGGGGACTCAGATATAAGTTATGGTATAACCGTAAATAATGCGGGGTATATTTGTGTAAGCGGTATTTTTACATATTCCGCTCCGTTTACATACGGCCTTATTCTTAAATTGCCTACTGACGGCAGCAAAACTGGAACATACACTGTTGGATCGTATTCATTTACGTATGCTGCTTCCAGTTTGACTGATGCCGCAGCAGGCGCTACGTCTGCTTCTGTAACTCTTACTAACGCCACAGGCGCCTTTACTCTTGCTGCGACAGGATATGCAAGTTCTAGCAGTACTTTATTGACCTCAACGGTAACGACAATCCCATGAGTTCGTATATCAAACTCTCCACAAATGAATTTCCTCGGCATATTGGGGATATTCAAATTGACCCTGCTGGGATGGATGACTACGCTCATGTTGAGTGGGTTGAGATGCCAGAATTCAATTCTGAAACGCAGCGTTGTATTGCAGGATTCCCGCAGCAGGTTGACGGTATTTGGTATTGGACATGGGCAGTGCGTGACGCTACACCGGAAGAGATTGAAGAGGCAAACAAACCGTTTGACCCGTTTGGAGCAAATAAACTAGCTGAGTAAAAGCTCTCAGTTATAAGGGGCGAACATGACAGAGAAACTGGAAGCCAAGAGTCAACTCATTGAGAAGACTGCATTTGCGGTGCTTCCAATTCTCTTCACCTGCGTTGTGTATCTGATGTCTTCGCTGGACAAACTCAGCCATGATGTCACGGTGCTCAACGCCAAAATCAGTCTGGTGGTCACCAGCGACAACAAACAAGCCGCCAACTCAGGTGCCGAACTTGCCAGAGAAAAGCTGCGCCAAGACCTCGAAAAGCAAATCAACGAAAACCGAGAACTCATCCATCTCAACCGCGAGCGGATTGTCATCCTTGAGCAAAAGGTCAAGTAATTTGCCTGTCTTGCACGAACCGTAAAATACTTGCGGGCATCCGCCCGTTAACCTCCGGAGTTTGCTATGAAAGATCAAATCATCGAAGTGATCGACGGTTCTGAGCCGATTGACGCCCTTCAAGCCCTGTTTGCTGTTGTGTATGCTGTTGCTGCTGAGAACGGCGTTGGCCGATTCACGCTGACCGAAATGTTCTCTTCCACGATTGACGCGCATTTTGATGTTGCTGATTTGGCTGAAGCTCAAGAAGCCGACGCTGAAGAAGACGAACAAACCAACGATTGAGGTTTGGCCCCGGTGCGACCCACCGGGGTTTTATATGCTGTTTTGCGCTATCTGCCGAGGTGAGTTTCTGCGTGAAGACCTCATAGTCCATGGCAATAAAAGCTACTTTCTGTGTAGTGCGTGCAAGTCAGACTTGAACCGACTAGATCGGTTCGGGCTATCTCCCGCAGACTATGACTTTTTGTTGAAGTTCCAGGGGTATAATTGCGCTATTTGTGACAGACCCCTTCAGCTTAAACAGTACAGGTTTGCGGTTGACCACTGCCATGACTCAGATGATGTTCGTGGAATCTTATGTAAACGCTGCAACTCTGCGCTGGGTATCTTTGAAGACAACCCCGATATGCTCCTTCGAGCCGCAGAATACTTGAACAGCCCACCTGCTGTCGGTAAAGTAAAGCGTCACGACGGACGCAAGAAAGTGACGTTCCTTCGGGATGAGTACATAAGGATGCACGGCGATGGAAGTGATTGACCTCTTCTTCAAAGCGTGGCCGGTTCTGTTGGCAATCATCACGCTTATTGTTGTGCTATCCAAACTAGACCTGCGCGTAGCTGTGTTGGAAGAAAAAATGAAGGCTGCGTGGGAACAGATCAACAAGGCAAAGAATGGCTGACTTCAACCCCGCGTTTGAAAAGATGATCCACGACGAAGGTGGATACCAACTAACAGACATTCCGGGCGACCGGGGAGGCATGACCTATGCAGGAATCGCAAGAAAACCAAACCCAGACTGGGCAGGGTGGCAATATATCGACCGTAAAGACTTTGGGTCAGCTACGCCTTTGGTCCGCGAATTCTATAAATCTCATTTTTGGGATCGTGTCCGAGGTGACGACATTAAGGACCAAGCTATCGCGGAAACCATCTTCAACTTCTCCGTCAACACCGGAGTCGGCGTCGCAGCCAAACTCGCCCAACTCATCGTCGGCGTCACCCCAGACGGAGCAATCGGTACAAAAACCGTCGAACGCTTAAATATTTGTACCCCCGAAAAGTTTTTGCCAGCCTATGCGCTAGCAAAAATTAGCCGGTACGCGCAGATCTGCAACAAAGACCGAAGCCAATCCAAGTTTCTGCTCGGCTGGATCAATCGTACCCTGCAAGGACTCAAGTAATGGATTTGATTGGGATAGGGTCAATAATTGAAGGCGTTGGCAAAGTTGCGGGCGATCTCATTACGACGGACAAAGAACGCCTTCAAATGGCGTTGGAAGACCGCAAGCTCGACCTTGAAGAAAAGCGCATTGACCAGACTACAGACCTCGCGCAGGTGGATGTCAACAAAATCGAAGCGGCGTCTTCTAGCTTATTTGTCAGTGGTTGGCGTCCTGCTGTGGGCTGGGTTGGGGTGCTTGGCCTCATTTACCAATTCCTCGGTTATCCGCTGATGCAATGGGGCTGGTCTTTTGGTCAAGGTATGGATATCATACCCAAAGATCTTCATCCGCCCCCCGACCTCGACGTTGAGCAACTCATGACGCTGCTCGCTGGTCTTCTCGGTTTTGGCGGTATGCGCAGCTTTGAGAAGCACAAGGGCGTAGCGAGCAAGTAATGCCACTCAAAAAACTCATATTCAAGCCGGGGGTCAACCGCGAAAACACGCGGTACACCAACGAAGGGGGTTATTATGAGTCGGAAAAGATACGCTTCCGTCAAGGCACCCCTGAAAAAATTGGTGGTTGGTTACAGATTTCGGGTAATACGTTTCTAGGTATTTGCCGCTCGCTCTGGTCTTGGGTAACGCTTGCTGCACAGCGTTTGATGGGTGTAGGCACAAACCTAAAGTTTTACATTCAAAATGGCGGGGCGTACTACGATATTACCCCCATCCGTAAAACCAGCACGCTAACCAACCCGTTCGCTACATCGACGGCCAGCAACTCCGGCGGCAATACCACGGTGACGATCACCGACGCCAATCATGGCGCTACGAACGGCGCATACATAAACATCTATTATCCTGGCACAGCGCCCACGGTAGGCGGAGTTACCATCCCCGTCGGAGAATATGTAATAACTTATCTGACGGTTAATACGTACAGTATCACCCTTGCAGGTACAGCGTCGTCTAGCACAACTGGTGGCGGCACTGTCTATATTTCTTATCAGGTCAATGTTGGGCCTGAGTATGCGGCCCCGCTTACGGGTTGGGGCGCGGGTGGGTGGGGTCTTGGTACGTGGGGCAATGGCGCCACAACATCTGTTCCATTGCAGCTTTGGAACCAGATGAACTACGGTCAGAGCTTGCTGTATGCCCCTCGCGGGTCACCGCTCTATTACTGGGACGCCAATACAGGCTACCAGAACACGCTGTTTACGGTGACGGTTGCTAGCCCCGCAGTGTTAACGCTTGACTATGCTTTAACAGATGGCACCGCAATCACATTAACAACCACCGGACACTTACCTACAGGTTTGATACCCGGTACGGTCTACTATGTGGTTAATTCTAGTGGAACCGCGTGCAATTTATCGACTACTTACGGCGGAACCGCAATCACTACGACAGGTACACAGTCGGGTACGCACTATATTTCGGCACGCGGGTTCCCAATCTCAAGTATTGGAGGGTCTGATGGCTATGCTCCACTGTATCAAAATACGTTTACGGTGTCAGATACAAACCAATTCACTATTGTCTTTGGCACGAACGCTATTGGGTCAACCACATTAGACCCCATGCTTATTCGGTGGTCAGATGCGCAGTCTCTAACTACGTGGTATCCAAGCGCAACTAATCAGGCAAGAGATATACGCTTATCACACGGTTCTAAAATCGTGACGTATATACAAAATCGTCAAGAAATAGTTGTCCTTACCGACAGTTCGGTATATTCCATGCAGTACCTTGGACCACCGACTGTGTGGCCCATACAATTTCTTGGAGACAATATCTCAATTGCGGGACCGAATGCGGTTTCGTTGGCGTCTGGTGTTGTTTACTGGATGGGCGTTGACAAGTTCTACAAGTATGATGGCCGTGTGCAAACGCTAAGCTGCGACCTGCGCCAATATGTGTTTGACGGAGCTATTGGCATCAACAAGGCGCAGTTAGATCAAGTTGTTTGCAGTACTAATGAAGGTTTTAACGAAGTCTGGTGGTTTTACTGCTCGATTGTTGGACCAAATGGCACCGGCACTGTTGACAACCCAAACAACATAGTTGATCGCTACGTCATCTATAATTACTTGGAAAATGTTTGGTACTACGGCACGATGGGGCGCACGGCTTGGATTGATAGCGGCCTGAATGATTACCCAATTGCGGCTACGTATTCCAAAAATCTTGTCTGGCATGAGAATGGCGTAAACGACTGTACCGATTCCGTTACGGGTCTGCCAATTGCGTCCTACATCTTGTCGTCCGAATTTGATATAGACGATGGGCACAATTTTGGGTTCGTGTGGCGTATACTGCCAGACCTTAAATTTGACGGGTCTACTGCCGCGAGTCCGCAAGTAACGATGACGCTGTACCCCATGCAGAATTCAGGTTCCGGCTACAACAGTCCTTTATCTGTGGGCGGCAACGCTTACGCTACGTCTACTCGCACTGCCACCTACCCAATCGAAGCGTATACTGGGCAGATCTACACGCGCGTGCGCGGGCGCCAGATGGCGTTTAAGATTGAAGGAAACCAGCTTGGGCTTCAATGGCAGCTTGGCGCTCCCCGAATCGATATTCGCAATGACGGGCGGCGATGAGCTACGTCATTACGTCTGACTACGAACTTAATCGGATCGTTGCTCCGCGCCTGCCGGATGCAACTAAAGAGTACGACCCGCGCTATATCGACCAACTTAACAATGTCCTGCGGTTGTATTTCAACCAGATTGACAATATTCTGGGGCAGCTTGTGGCAAGTACTTCTTCGGTGCCAATCACATTTCCACCCACAGCACTGGATGCGTTTGGGCGATTGCAAGTATCTGCTCCCTATACATTGTTTGATAGTCAAAGCCGATATGCGGCGGACAATCAGTTTGATACCGCGACTACTGGAACGGGGTCCACTACATTCAACACAAACCAATCCAGCGTAAGCATGAGCGTCACCGCTGGTGGTGTTGGCTCTGCCGTACGGCAGACATATCGTTCTTTCTCTTATCAGCCCGGCAAAGGGCTGCTGGTACTTGCTACGTTCCAGATGGATGCAAGTGATAGCGCTAATTTGAGTCAAAAAGTTGGCTACTTCAATTCTCAAAACGGCGTCTTCTTTTCCAAAGTAGACGGCACAAAAGCATTTACTTTGCGGTCGTACACGGGTGGTTCAGTGGACGACACTCGTACTGTCTCACAGTCAAGCTGGAATGGCGACAAGCTCGATGGTACTGGGGCGTCAGGATTAACGCTTGACCTTACTCACCCGCAAATTCTGTGGATGGACTTTGAGTGGTTGGGCGTTGGTTCTGTGCGGTGTGGTTTTATTATTAACGGGCAGTATATTGTCTGCCAC